GGCTCAACAACAGCGAGATGATGCTGGCCGATAAGATCGGAGCGGAGAAGCTGAACGAGTACGTGCAGGAGTTTCGCCAACTGGCCAACGCCGACCCGACGCTGTTCGGCAAGCTCTACAGCCAGCCTCACCCGTATGCGTGGCTCACCCGCGAGGTCGACCGCCTGCGCCTGGTGCGCGATGTCGGTGACGATCCGGCCGCGTTCAGGGCCAGGATCGAGGCCGAGGCGCGCGCACGCTGGGAGCAGGAAGCCAAGGCGCAGCCCGCCCCATCACCCGCCGCCGGTATGCAGCCATCGCTTGGCACCGCCCGCAGCGTCGCAGGACGCACCGCGGGGGCATGGACCGGCGAGCCGAGCCTCGAGGACGTGCTCAACCCGATCCAAAACCGCAAGCGGCCCAACGGTGCTGGCGGCTCAGTGCGTTACTAAGACGTGCCGTGCCTAACCCGTAGCCGGGGTTAATCGGGCGTTTCGACCAGTCCCAGGTCGTTGAAGTGGGGCTCACCGTCGCCGGGTGAACTCAGCGGGTGTCCGACCGTAGCCGGGTCGTAACAAGCGGGCGGTTCGACCTATCGAGTCCGGGTCGTCGAAGCGGGCCGCAATCCCAATGCGGAACCCCAAACAATGGCTGACATGATCCTCACCCCGGCAAGACCGGGCTTAACCCCAATACAGTGGCAATCAGACTTCTGGGTAGAGTTCCTCCGAGAAAACCAGTTCACACCGTATTTCGGCACCACTATGGATGCCATGATACAGTTGCAAACTGATCTTACTCGCAAACCCGGCGATACTGTCGTCTTCCCAACCGTCCGCAATCTGGTCGGAGCCGGGGTCTCTGGAAATACGGTCCTAGAGGGCAATGAGGAAATCCTCAACGCTCGCAGCCTGAACGTCGTGGTCAGCGTCATCCGCCATGCCGTGGCGGTGTCGGACTGGGACGAGCAGAAGTCGGTGATCGACCTCCTGCAAGCTGGCCGGAGCGTCCTGAAGAACTGGGCGGCGAACAAGCTCCGCACTGACATCATCTCGTCGCTCGGAGCGATCACCGCTGACGGCAACGTGCAAGTCACCTACGCGGCAGCTACCGCTGGTCAGCGCAATACGTGGCTGGTGAACAACGCCGACCGGGTGCTGTTCGGGATCTCCAAGGCAAACGCAGTCAGCGGTGTATATGCAACTGCATTGGCGACGGTCGACAACGCCGCCGACAAGATGACCGCCGCTCAGATCACCCTCGCAAAGCGGCTGGCACGTACCGCAGTACCGAAAATCCGCCCCATCCGGATCAGCAACGACGAGGAGTGGTACGTGATGTTCGTGCCGTCCCTCGTGTTCCGCGACCTGATGCTCGACCCGGTGATTATCAACGCGCTGCAATACGCCTGGAACCGCGGTTCCGATAATCCGTTGTTCACGGCTGGTGATCTGATTTATGACGGGGTCATCATCCGTGAAATCCCCGAGCTGCCGATCCTGCATACCGGTGACCCGGGCGGCTCCACGATCGACTGCGGCGCGTCCTACCTCTGCGGCGCACAGGCTCTCGGCATCGCCTGGGCACAGCGCACCAAGGTCATCACCAACACTCGTGACTACGGCTTCATGAACGGCGTTGGCGTGGAAGAAATCCGCGGCGTGGCCAAGCTGCGCTTCGGCACCGACCCAACGGTGGATACAACGAAACCAGTTGACAATGGCGTCATGACTGTTTGGAGCGCCGCTGTCGCCGACGCATAGCCGTTTGTAGCTACGACAGGAGGCGCCGATCTGGCCTCCTGCTTTTCTCACAGGAGACATCCAATGGAAGAACAACACACGCCGCGTCGGCCGCTGCCCGCCGTGTCGCCGTCCATCACTGCGGCGGCGTCCGAACTCGGCCTCGAGCCGCCCACGCCCGAACAGATCGCCGGCATCCAGGGCGCCACGGTGGTGCTGCCGCCGGATAGCGCGGCTTCGGCCGGGGCGCGCGGCGTCTACGACAACCTCGAGCACAACACGATGCTGCGCGATGCGGGATACGTGGAGCTGGGCGTTGATCCGGCCGACCCGGGTGCCGAGGTCGATGTGCCACCAACCGGCGGGAACGGTGGCAACGGCGGGACGGCCACCGCGCCGGTCAACACCGCCGTGCCAGCGGTCACGCAGAGCGGCGCGACGCTCAACTGCACTCAGGGCGAATGGTCGGGCGAGCCCACCAGCTACGCCTACGCCTGGCAGGTTAACGGTGTGGGCGTCGGCACTGACGCAGCGACCTACGACGTGCAGGCGGCCGACGTTGGACAGAGTGCCACCTGCACGGTGACAGCGACCAACGCGGCAGGCTCGGCGGCAGCGCCACCCTCAGTCGGCGTCGTGGTGGCCTGAGATGACGATATCGATCGGCACCATAGCGCAGCAGGCGCTTCGTCGTCTCGGCGTGCGCGTGGTGCCGCTCGATGACTCACCGACGCTCACGGAGATGGTTTCATTCGATGTCATCGCGATTGGCGCCCTGATCGAACTCGGCGTCATTGCCTCGGATGAGACACCCATCCCGTCCGACATGGACTTCATGCGCGACAAGGTGGCGTCGGTGCATGCCGCGCTAGACGCCCAAGGGATTGTGTGGTGGCCGGTCGGCAGCGTGCCGAGGGCGTTCACCGAGGAGTACGTGAAGCTCACCGCGGCGATGGCTGGGTCGTCTTTCGGCAAGGCCATTGATCCGGCGATGGTGGCGCTACTTGAGGCGCGCGTGCGCAAAGGCGCGATGGTGCTGTCGTCCGACGACAACGCCCAGCAAGCGGTGCAAGCGGTCCACGATGACCTCGTCATGCGCGGCATTGCACGATGGACCTCGCTGGATATTCCGACTGCGCTCGGTGATCCGTACGTCGTGCTCACCTCCGCCAATCTCGACCCACTGTTCGGCCTGCAGACGACCGACGTGAACGACGTGCGCGACGCGATGGTGGCGATCTATCGGTACGTCGCGCTGCCGAGCAGCGGCGAGACGGTGTCGGTGGCGTACTTCTAAATCCCACGAGGTGCGTGATGGCGTATAAGCTTTCGTACAGCGATTACAGCACAGCCTCTGGGCCGCCTGATCCGGCTGCGTGGGTGGGGCCGCCTGGGCCTATGGGGCCGCCGGGGCCGCAGGGCATCCCAGGCCCGTTGCCCGCGGGCGCGCCGTTCCTGCCGCTCGCCGGCGGCACGGTGTCGGGGCCGCTCAACTACACCGCAACCGGGGGCAACACTTCCCGTTCGGCGCAGGATCGTGCCGCAGAGGTGGTCAACGTCAAGGATTTTGGCGCCAAGGGCGATGGCGTTATCGATGATACCGCTGCGATCAATGCGGCAATCGCCAGCGCGGTTGCGCTCGGCAAGCCGGCAGAGGTGCGGTTCCCGGCTGGAAACTATGTGATCAGCGGTACGATCAACGTGACGACGGCTGCCGGTCATATCGTCTGGTTGCATGGCGTGGGAGCGTCGTTCGTAACGATCCTTCAGACCGCCGATGCTGACGGCATCGTCATGCTGGCCAACAGCATGGCCGGACTGGCCGACAACGGCGCCATGCGCGTGACAGGTATCGCGCTCAAGATGACCGGCACGTCAACCACGCGCACCGCGCTCAAACTCTCATCGACGGCAACCACGGGACAGATCGGCGGTCCAATTGTCGTGGACGATGTGCTGTTCCAAAGCGCATCGGCAACCGCGTTGTGGCAGCGCGGCCTTGTCGTTCAGAGCGTCAATGCCGTCGCGACCTGGTTGTCACGGATTACCAGTGTGTATCCTAACGGCCTGGGCGCCGGCCTTGGTGTGGCAGTCACAGTGCAAAGCGTGGCGCCTAATTATTCATCGGCACTCAATCTGCGCGATGTTTATCTGGTCAACGGCGATACCGGGCTGCTCATTGGAGACTACCTGCAAGGCGTTCACGTTCATAACCTGAACACTGTGAATACCAAGAATGCGCTGAAGGTCATCCCCACGGTCGGCGGCCAAGGGCTGGAAGAAATCCACATCAGCGATAGCTACCTGCATGGTCAGGTCACGTTCGGCAATGCGTCATTTCCAACCGTGCTGTTCGCAGTCTTTGTTACCGGAACCTATTTTGATAGCATCGGCGGCGTGATCCCTGCCAACGGCGCGCATGTTTCCATCATCGGCACGTCCCAGATCGTCTTCTCCAATAACATCTTTAATGGTCCGTCTACGGCGACAGCCAACGTGACGGGACTGAAGCTCACCACCGGCGCTGGCGCCTTCGAGCAATTGTTCACCGGTAATCTGTTCCAGGCGTATCTGGCCGGTGGTGTAGCCATTGCGCTCGACAGCACGACCAAAAACATCATGTTTGTTGGCACCTCGTTTCTTAATAACACGACCGCTGTGACCGACGCTGGGACCAACAATCAGTTCTCCGCCACCAGCAATAACTATGTGCCGTTTATCTGGGGCAGTGGCTCAGTCGCTCCGACTGGTCAGGCGTTTGTCGATGGGTTGATAAACTTTAGAGGTAATGTGAACGTAGCGGGGG